CAACGTAAACCCCACAATGATTCAGTCCTTTGCGGGCGATGCTCATCAAAAGCAAGTCGCCTGAAAGCAACTGTTCGTCTGGCTGCAGCTCTCTAAAGCCGGTCTCTGCCCAGCACTGATCGAACGTAGGGTTACGCATAAACTCTTCTGGGTCATGTGGTCTGGGCCAATCTCTTAGTTCAAGCCCTTGCTCTGCGTACCAATCACGAGCAAGCGTCCAGCAGTCACTGACGCCCCAAACCCATTGCCGCCCAATCAAAGGCATCTTGAAACCTGATGGCTTGAGGCTGCACCATTTCTCAGTATTGGGATTGCAAATATGCCAAGTGACTTGACTTTTCTCGCAGGAAGAACGATCAGCCTGGCTTGGCTCCGGTGGCAGATACGGATGGCTGTGAAAAACAGCAATAACCTCCCCTTGATCCTCTGCTGCAGCCCAATCACTAGTTTCAATAATAAATTGATCTCTTGGATTAGCTGCGATGTTTTTGCAAGGGAAAAACTTTTCTTTTCCTTTTACGCAAACAACAAGACCGCAAGCCTCTTTTGGATCTTCCTGCTTGGCGTGAGCCATCGCCTCTTCACGCCAGCTCATGCGACAAACGTACCAACCCCAGGAAAATCAGAAGGCAAAACTTGTCGCTTTGGAAGTTTTACCCCTGCCAAATCAAAAACAGAAGCAAGCTCAAACTCGACAACATCCCTGTTCTCAATAGACTTGCGATCTACATAGTAAATCTCATCTGGAAAACGCTGCGTAGAGTCTGGCGTTCCAAACGGGTTTGCTATGTTTTCAACCTGTATTCCTTCGCCATCTTCGAGCTGAAGCTCAAGGCCATCTGCAGTTGCTAAAATATCATTTGCACCAAAGTTACCTGCATCAATGTATCTCGCTAAAGTTCTAATTCTTGTAAGCTTCGCGCCAGTCAAGTCATTGCCAACCGTTGTCTCGTTTACCTCTAGCAAAATTGACGTTACTGTCCCAAACAAATTGCTAACGCGCAACGTAGGGCGTGGCAGTGAACTATTTTGGCCAGCAGAGTACTCAAAACCATCAGCCTCAATTGGAAGCCTTAAATAAGCATTGCCTCCAAATGTAATATCAGCGTTATCGTTAGAGCTAGCCCCTGAGTGCCACCTATAAACAGTGCTAGTGCCATGCAGTGTTTGATTCAGCTCAAGCTCAAACAGCTCAATAATCGGCTCAAGACTTGGAGCCTGTAAATCAGATACTGGTAATGGGCTCATGGCTCATATACCTCTTGAAAGGTTGCAGAGATTGTTGCCAAGTTTGAGTATGGAAGATCCTTGCTCCATTCAACACATATATATTTGCTTGGATCATCCTCATCAGGCGAAGTCCAGGAAAAGCTAGCATTGTCATCAGCTCGACGATCAAAAAATCGCTCAATTGCATCAGCATCTGCCTCAGACCTGTTCTCCCATTTCAACGTCCAAGTCTTAGGATTTTGATTAAGTCCTAGCGTCAATCTTTGCTGATAGCCATCACCAAAGCGAACAGTCCTAACGCTTGGCTTGCTAGCTTTTCTTGCGCCATAATCTGGATCAGCTGTTGAAATAGCCAATCCGGTGTCAGTAAGAATCCCAGCAGTGCTAAAAGTAGCCATTAGCGCGTGAGCAGTCCTCCAGGTCGTCTCTGCTTGATTAGCTCAGCCTGAACAGCTGCGCCAATCGCCTTGCCCAGTTGGTTGGCATTTGCTTGGTTGCCTTGAACCTGGGTGCCAGATGCATCAACGTTCACAACTACGTTACCCACGCCACCGCCTGATGCCTCAACACCAAGGCGACCACCACGGCCACGGCGTAAGGGGAGCACGGCTTCTGGTCCCTGCTCACCCATAAGCGCCATTGTTGGCCTGCCGATGTAACCGCCCTTGGCATAAGGCACAATGCCGTTTTGAGCGAACACGTTGCCTTTGGCGCTGGGGAAAATCTGATTAACGAGTGAACCCATCCCAGACCGCAGGAACATGCTGGCAAACGTCCGCAGCAGGCCAGACAACGATTGGCCCAAAGTCTTGGTGCCGTCAATCAGACCCTCAATCGCGCTGGTCATTTGATTCGCCAGCGTGTCTTTGACCTGATCAAGAGTAATTTTGTATTTGTCAGTTTTTTCATTCAAGTTATCTTGCGCATCTGCTAACGCATTTACAGCATCAAGGCGGTCAAGAGTGTATTGAGTTAGTAGGTTGTTTTCTTTAAGCTCAAGATTGCGCCCTGTGTGACCTTCTTCTAAGAGCAACTGCTTGGCAAGGTCATAACCCAAATCAACCTCAGCAAGCCTGTTCCCTGCAAGCCTTGCAGCATTGATTTCTTTTGTAAGACGCAGCACCTCGGCAGAGACCTGCACTGGCGTTTTAGTTGTTGTGCCTGTCGTGCCTTTTGTTTCTTTTGTGCTGCGAGGAGTTATTTGAACAGGGCTAAACCCGCCGGTGCGCTGGAAATAGCTGGCCCCAGCCTCTGAAGATCCAAACAGAACCTTGCGCTGCGCTTCCATGTCCTGGAAGAATTGCGTACGAGTGTCTTCTAATCCAACCTGAGCAACACCTAGAGCCTCGCGAAACTTGCCCTGTCTGACCAGATTTGCAATGCTCACCAAGTCAGTAAGAACTCTGGTAAAGAATCGGAACGACTGAACAAGACCTAAGACAACTGAGCCAACGCCACGCACGCCAATCTCGATTGTTTTAAACAAAGGTCCGAAATCAGTGCCGCTGTCAAACAGATCGCTGAACACCTCAAGAATGGCATTCAATGCAGGCAGCAGTGCGTCAGCCAGCTGCATCCTGAAGCCTTCAAATTGAATCTGCAGAATTGAAATCTGGTCGTTGAAATACTCTGCGTTTTGCGCAAAGTTCTCGCTGGTCTCGTAGTTGAAACGCTCAAGCGCCTCAGTGCCACCATTCAGCAACGTAATTAGCTTTGACCCAGAACGGCCAAAGATGTCCATTGCAATGGCTGCCTTTTCAGGCCCGTTCGGCAAGTCAGCAAACTTGTCCGCGATCTCGCCAAGCAACTGATCAGAAGGCTTAAGGCTGCCGTCTGCTTGTTTAACGCTCAGCCCCAGCTTTGCGTAAGCCTCTGAATAGGTCTTAACGCCATCAGCCGCCTCGCCCTGTGTGCGTGCCAGCGTCCGCAGACCTGTCTCAAGGTCGCTCTGACTAACGTCAGCAAGCTTGCCAGCGTTGGCGTATGCCTGCAGCTTGTCAGCCGCAATGCCTGTTCTGGTGCTGAGCTTGCCAAACGCATCAGCTGAATCAATCGCACCTTTGACAAAGGCGCTGAAACCAGCAACAGCAGCAGCGGCAAACAATGCCTTAAAAGCATTGCCAACCCCACGCACAGCCATGCCAAGGTTCTTGGCCTTGCCCTGCACTCCCTGCATGGAGTTGCCGAGCTTTTTTATATCGTTGTGGCCTGTGACCTTTGCGCCAATCAGTAACCCAAACTTGGCAGTCATCTACTTGCTCTCCTTGTTCAGGATCTTGACCGCCGCAGCCTCCATGACCTGCAAATTCTCAAGCACGGTCGGCTGATTCTCGACTTCATACAGTCTAAACAGCCATTCAACAGCTGAATAGTCCAGGCCGCAAACGCCTGCAGACGTTGTGCGCCATTGCGTCTGGCAACGCAAAAACATCTCAACAGCAGGCCAGTTATCGGGCCACACCTCAAAATCCTCAGGCGCACCAGGTTCAGGCAACGCCAAGCCAAACGCCTTGGCATCAGCCATCAGCTCCGACTTGTCATCAGGGCCGCTGAATAGATACTCAACGGCCTCCTCTAGTTTTTTCTCTTGGCTCCCTGCTTGCTTTCCAAATAAGCGCCAGCAATCGCGCTGGCCATCATTGGCACGTCGAGCAGCTCATCACGCTTGGTGATGCTGTAAGGCAGTTCCTTGCCGTCCTCATCCTCAACGCCTGCCCAACCTGACATCACCTCACGGGCAATCTCAACGTCGGACAGATTGCCTTCTCCGCTCAGCTCAGCAATCTCCAGCAGACGGCTTTGCGTCAAGTCTTTAAACTCAACATCAAAAGTGACCCGCTCGTGTTTGCCCCCATCAACAGGGACATCAACAGAAACAGGCCACTTGTAGGTGTTGGACTTTTTAAGGACGAATCCCATAAAAAAAGAAATTCACCCTAAAACTAGCGCACTATGTAAGTGCCAGGCTGTACTCATCATTGCCCGATGTTGTCGGGGTTGCTGTGTAGTCAAAGTTCAGCATCTGAACGCCGTCAGAATCTGAGTAGCTAACAGCAGACAAATCAGTCTGAGGTGCGCTGAAAGTAAAGATGTTGCCAGCAGTTTGGCCATGCTGGAACGTGTTGTTCCCAGTTGCAGAGCCAGTGATGCTGGTGAAATAGTTCTTGGTTGCCATCGTGACGGCTTCCAAAACAATGCTGCCGCCAGGGCGACGATCAGTAATCAGCACTTCCTTGCTGCCACCAACCAGCTCGCGATAGACGCTTTGATTGTTTTGATCGAAGCTGAACGACTGAACAGCACCGGCATAACTGAACAGCTGCTGGCTCGTGGTGTTGCCGTTCTTGAACAGCACTGGCTTTGCTTGGTTTTGATAAGTCGGCGTTGCGTTTGAAACGTCTGTCGGCTCGTTATAGATGCCAACCAGCGTGAAGCTGATTGTCGGAATCTGGCCGATCTCTGCGGAGATAGAGAACGAACCGCGAGCGCCAGTCACTTTCTGGCGGACGCCATCTTGGAAAAAGTAAATGGTGACAGAGTCAAAGCTGCTGCTCACCGGGGCATAGGTGACCGAGGTGCTGGCCACGATTGTTTCGCTGTTGCCGCAAGCCTTAAGCAGCGGGCCGAAAGCAGGGGCGGTGCCGGCTGATCCAGAGCCGACCATCTCAACCTCGAAGGTCACCTCAACGCGCTGGTTGGCGTGAAGCACTTCATAGTTGCCCATATAACCGCGAATCAGCTCACGCTCAACAGCGTCAGACTGGAAAGGGCTGATCTCAAGGCTGCGAACAAGCACCGCGTTTGCAGCACCTGTTGGTGTCGGATCAGTGCCGTAAGTTGACTCCTCTTTCGCCAACAGGAGGCGTTGACTTGTTCTAAGTGCCATTGGTCAAAACCTCAGTTGGAGACAGGAAGTTGACTATCAGAACCCATAATAGTCACGGGCCTTGAGTCAGGTCAGCGAGCCGGGTGCGGTAACGCACTAGATATTCAACACCAATCACACCAGCTGGCTGATCAGCGTCAACCATCTCAAATGTTGTCGTTCCTGGCTGCACGTCGATTGCGTAACCGCCAAGCGTCAAGTCAGCCATGATTTTGCTGTGCAGACTCTCAACAATTGGGTCTGCAAGTTCATCAGGCTTGTCACCACGCACGATCACAGACACACGCACTGTGAGCGACCAGTCCAGCGTTGGCAGGCTGGTGTTTTGCTCAGGTGTGTCGCTAATTGCTTCAACAACCAATGCAGGACTTTCACCACGCTGCAACGGCACCACTCGGCTTCTGTAGATGCGCGTTCCGACGTTGGTTGTGCCAGCAAGGCTGCTGACGATGTCATCAAGAATGATTTCCCGCAGCGTCGTCATGTTTTCTGCAGCGAGATCTCACAAAGCAATCCGTCGTCAATCAAGCGCGTCTCACGCACTGTGTAGGAAACAGAATCGACGGTGATACTGGTGCCCGCTGTAAGGGTGCCAAAGTCAGAAGCCTTGGCGGTGATCTGGTAGTCAGTGCTGAGCACCATGTCACCAGCCAAGACTTGACTGGGTTGATCAAGGATCACATTGGCTGTCGTTGCGCCTGACGTAGCAGACACATTGAAGTCTCCTAGGAACACTCCTAGGTCATCGGCAAGCGCATCAAACGCCATCAGCCTTAGCTTTCGTCGTTCGTTTTGCTTTGGGCTTAGCAGGTGTTGCGCCCTCGACTGCTTTACCCATGCGGATGAGCAGTGCGCCGTCTGAGTCCGACACGTCATAAGACTGGCCAGCCTCTAGGGCTTTGCCAGATGCCATGACATTTCTAGTGCAGGTGATTTGCATAAGAAAAAAAGGGGACCGTTGCCGGCCCCCTCCCCGTTATCAAGCGGTGGTGATGTCCTCGATTGAGGCGAACGCCGAGCTTTGGCGTACCGCGACATCGAATGTGATAATGCCGCGAACAGAGGTCAAAGCCAGGCTGAAGTCATCGGAGTCAGTGCCCACGGTGATCTCAAGGCCGTTGCCGTAGAAGCCCAGCATTGCTTGGCTGAAGTCACCAGCGACCAGAGCGGAGCAAACGCTAGAGCTAGAACCCTTGGTCAGGTTGGAAGGCACAGCGTTGGTGACGGCAATCGGGTAGCCGTTCAGGGTCAGAGGCGTAGGGCCGCGACCAACAGCCTGCAGATCGGTGTTGTAGAGGAACGCACCGTCAGTGGTGGTGGAGCCACCAGCGCGGAGTTTCTTCAGCCCACCCATCACCTTGGCATTGGTGATGTAGGCCATGTTGGGGCCACCAGCGTTGTCTTGGAGCACTTCAGTCTCCAGGTCAACAATCTTCTCCATGGTGATTGCACCGCCGTTGGTCCCCATCGCAACAGAACCGATGCCAGAGGTGTTGCGGATGCCGGTAGGTTGACCGGAAGAACCAGAGCCGTTCAGCACTGCGGAATCAACAGCAGCGTTGATACCGTCAGTCAGGTCACGACGCACAAGCTCCTCAATGCCAGGAGTGGCTTGGAGCAAGGTCTGGCGGCTGTACTTAGACAGTGCTGCCAGGTTCTTGGGTGTCATCGTCACCTGGTCGAAGGTGCTCTCCGACTGGGTGATTGCAGTGGTCTCAGATGACAGGTAATAGACGCTGCCGACGCCTGAGCGACGGGGGATAGCCACGTCACCGACCAAGCCGGTCAGAGTGCGAACGCCAAGGCCAACCACGGGGGAGGAGTTCCGCAAAGCCTCGATGAAGTCATCAGCCAGCAGATCGGTAGCAACCAAGTTGCCGCCGGTCGTTGCACCAGAGGTGACGTAGGTGGCGCGTTGGCTCAGTGCAGAGAACGGAACGAAGAAGGAACGCTCACCAGTGGCGCTGAGGCCAGAGGTGCGTGCAACTTCCTGGCTCAGTTCACGAACAAGACCAGCACCGTGGGAGGTCCAGTCACCAGTGATCAGGGCGCGAACGCCGTCCATAAGCTGATAACGCTCTTGGGTCTGCTGACCAAGGTCAACAGGTGCCACGGTCTCGACAGGCTTAGCGCCGATCTTTTCAAGCACAGCCTCACGGGCCACGTCGAGAGATGAACCGTTCTCGATCAGTTGATCAGCCAAGTCACGCATTTCGTGCTTGCTGCACAACTCTTGAATGTTGCGAATGCGGTTGCGCTCTGCAGAAGCTGCCTTTTTGGAAGCTTCATCGCGCACCACATTGATGTCGGGTGCTGTGGACAT